ACAACATAAAAGGAACTCAACTACAGGAAATGCTCCAACTGCATCTGATATTGCACAAGGAGAGATTGCAATTAATCTTGCAGATCTCCGAATGTTCACTAAGGACCACAATAATGCGATTCAAAGAATTGGTGGTGAAGACGTTGCAGCTACTTTAGATTTTACTAAGGCCGATGGGACATTACAGGGTATATCAGTCACAGGGTTCAAAATGGACTTTAAGAAGGCTAATGGTACTCTTACAACTTTTAATATTTTTCAACAGATGATGTTGTTTTCATTATTTCAGGGACACTTTGTATCTAGAGCAGTATTTAATACTCATCAACATACAGAGACACAGGCAATTACCTTTGATAATGATACTACACCATCTGGAACAACCTCAGTACCGATTTAGATATGGCAGATAAAGTACCCTTAAAAGGACTATTTGATAACTCAGGAAACGTAACAGGTCTAGCGGAATACAGGTCTGCTGATGGTGATACACTTGGAGTAATTCATGGTGGAACTGGACTTGCAACTGTAGCAACGGATAGGATTCTCACAGGGAATGGGACTTCTGCAATGACCGCAGAAGCAAATTTGACTTTTGATGGAACGACACTAACAGTTACAGGTAATATTGTAGCAACTGGTAACTTTGAAGCACAGACACAAATAACTACAGTTGATCCTGTTTTACTGATTGATTCAGGTAGGTCTGGAAATCCAGCGGGTACAGATGATGCTGGTATTATCATTGAAAGGGGATCTGATCCAAATGTAAGTATATTTTGGGATGAGAGTGAACAACATTTTTCATTTGCAACTACTACGGACACTGGTGCTGGTACTGATAATACAATATCTGTATCTCAACAAACTGCTATAAAAGCAGGAAACATAACATCAACTGGAAACCTTGCAATATCTGGAACACTCACAGGAGTAACTAATTTTAATCTGACAGGTACATTACAGTTTGACTCAGGACAGACAGTAGATGAAATTTCAAATGATGTAAATTTGACAGATGGAGCTGCAACTGCATTAGTCACAGAAAACGCAATTAAATCTCATGTCACTGCTCAGGCATCAGCATTCGCAATAGCACTAGGATAAAATATGGCTACACCAAATACAAAAGACACACTTAAAGAATATTGTCTGAGAGCTCTGGGAAAACCAGTAATTGAAATCAATGTTGACCCAGACCAATTGGATGACAGAGTTGATGAGGCACTTCAATATTTCGCAGAGTTTCACATGGATGGTGTAGAGAGAATGTATCTCAAACATCAAATCACCGCTGCAGAGAAGACAGCTGCAGTAACAAATACCACAACCAATGTTACTGATTCTGTAGATAGTTCAACAACCGCAAGTTGGTTGGAACAGAAAGTTTGGTTGCCTCTACCATCATCTGTAGTCTCTGTATTAAGAATATTTCCTCTTGAGACAGCTGCATCGAGGGGTGGAGAGATGTTCGATATTGAATACCAAATGAGACTGAATGATTTGTTTGATTTCAGTAGCACAAATCTGATTCACTATCAAATGATTCAAGAACATTTGGATTTGATGCATCACATATTGTCAGGAGAAATTCCTGTACGTTTCAATATGCACCAGAACAGATTGTTCATCGATATGGAATGGCCAAAAGATGTCTCAGACAACCATTTTATCATTATAGAGTGTTATAGAAAACTTGACCCTACAACATATACTGATATATACAATGATTCATTTTTAAAGAAATACGCAACTGCACTTGTCAAAAAACAATGGGGTTCTAATTTGATAAAATTTAATGGTGTCCAAATGTTGGGGGGAGTACAATTAAATGGAGAAACCATATATCAGCAAGCAGATGAAGAGATAAAGTTACTAGAAGAACAAATGCTCAATGGTTATGGTCTTCCAGCTGATATGATGATGGGATGATATGCCTACAAATGTTTATTTCGACCTTGGCACAACTTCTGAACAGAGGTTATACGAAAATCTTATCATTGAGCAACTCAGAGCTTTTGGTCATGATGTTTATTATCTTCCTAGAAAACTGGTAAACGAAGACACTCTGTTTGGGGAAGATAGGTTATCATCTTTTAACGATGCATACATCATAGAGATGTATCTTGATAATGTTGAAGGATTTGAGGGTCAGAAAGAAATGATGACTCGTTTTGGTCTGGATATGCAGGACGAAGCTACATGGGTAGTTTCTAAAAGAAGATTTGAACAACTTATCAGTACAGACCAAAATCTGATTGTAAGTTCTCGTCCTAATGAGGGAGATTTGATTTATTTTCCTCTTGCAAAGAAATTATTTGAGATTTCTTTTGTGGACCATGATGACCCATTCTATCAGATTCAAAATCTTCCTGTATTCAAAATGCGCTGTCGTACTTTTGAATACTCAAGTGAGCGTTTGGATACTGGTGTTACTGCAATTGACAACATAGAGACAAATGAATCTCTTGATGCATTGCAGTATCAATTTGTTCTGGAAACTGGAACTGATTCTGGTACTAACTATTTACTGACAGAGGATGGAGATTTTATAGTACAAGAAGATTACAACGTAGATACTATAGACACATCAGCTGATAATACATTCTTTGAAACGCAAGGTGATTCGATACTTGATTTTTCAGAGGTCAACCCTTTTGGTGAGGTAACATAATGCTTGGTTCAACTTTCTATCATGAGACAATCCGAAAATGCGTAATCGGATTTGGTACACTTTTTAATGATATTCATATAACACGTAAAGACAGTTCTGGAAATACAGTTCAGTCTATGAAGGTTCCGTTAGCATACGGACCCAAACAAAAGTTCTTAGTAAGACTTAGAGAAGACCCTAGTATCTCAAAGTCAGTTGCAATCACTCTTCCAAGAATTGGATTTGAGATTGGTACGATTGCATACGACAGTACTAGGAAACTCAATAAAATACAAAAAGTAAAGAAAGCAGGTTCGGCAGGAAACAAGGTAGACACACAATATATGCCTGTTCCCTACAATATTGATTTTGAACTTTATGCAATGGCTAAAAATAGTGATGATGCTCTTCAGATAGTAGAACAGATTCTACCATACTTTCAACCAGAGTATACCATCACAATTAATGATGTAGTACAGATGAGTAATAAAAGGGATGTTCCTATTATTCTCACAAGTATCGCATACGAAGATAATTATGAAGGTGAGTTTACAGAACGTAGAGCTATCATTTATACTATGTCTTTCACTGCAAAGGCATATCTCTACGGACCAGTTGTTTCTGGACAAGTTATTACTAAGGTACAAGTTGACCAGTTTAGTGATTCTGCATCAGCTGCACCTAAGAGAGAACAGAGATACACAGTTACTCCTGACCCTGTTACAGCTGATATGGATGATGATTTTGGATTCAATGAAACATCCTCATTCTTTACGGATGCAAAAACATTTAACCCAACTACGGGTCAAGACGAATAGGTAAACTATGGCATTACAAACAATAGGACTAGGTTCATCTGCAAATGATGGTAGTGGAGATACTTTAAGAGCTGCAGGAACCAAGATAAACGCAAATACTGGTGAAATATATGCAAGATTCGGGTCTGGGTCTGGTAATGGTGCAACTCTGGAAACTGCAACATCAGCTAATATTCTGGTAGGAAACGGAACTAAATTTGCAAGCGTAGCAACAAGTGGAGATTTCAATATCTCAAGTGCTGGTGCAATTAATGTAAGAACTGATTCTTCAGGTGTAAGTAAAATTACGATACCATCTGGTTCTGCTCCAGGCACCACTACAAATACTCTGTATAATATTGGAGGTGCATTATACTTTAATGGTGCAGTTGTTGGTTCTGGAAACGTAACAGGTATGACTGCATTTTCAGTTAATTCAAATGGAGCAGGATCTGCCTCAAGTTCAATCACTCAAGGTAATACTTTAAATTTAAATGGTGGTACAGGTATTACAGCGGTATCTGCAAATAACGATGTAGTAACATTTTCCATTGATAATACAGTAGTCGCAACTCTGACAGGAACTCAGACACTTACAAATAAAACTCTGACAAGTCCAGTTCTTGGAGGTACAACCACAACAGCTTCTGGTAACTTAATCGTTGATCCTGCAACTCAAATATTGGAGGTAAAAGGTGATGGTTCATCAACTGAGGGTGGAATACAGTTAAATTGTCGTGTCAATACTCATGGGCAAAAAATACTTGCACAACCTCATAGTGAGGGAGTCACTAATACGATGTTACTTCCAAAAGGTGCTAACTCAACTCTGGTTTCAGAGGTATCAACATCTACACTGACAAATAAAACAATTGATGCAAATGGAACGGGAAACTCTATTACAAACCTAGAGGTTGCTGACTTTGCAGCTGCATCAATCATAACTCAGAGTGAAGGTATTAGTTCAAATAATAATGACACTACTATTCCAACATCAGCGGCAGTAAAAGCATACGCAGATTCAGTCGGTGGTGGAGGTGGTGGTAGTACAATTGTTGTTCAAGATGAAGGTTCCGCCTTATCAACAAATGCCACTACGTTAAACTTTGTAGGTGCTGGTGTGACAGCTAGTGGTACTGGTGCAGTCAAGACAGTAACAGTTAATGCTGGAGTATCTACTTTAGCTGCATTGACTGATACTGCAATTACAAGTGCAGCTGCAGGAAATATATTATTACATGATGGGTCAGACAGTTTTGACAACAAAGTTGTAAAATCAAATGATATTACTTTAGCTCATACAGCTGCACTCGCAATACCTATGGGTGGATTTACTTTCGGTCCAATATCTGCTGATGGTACAAGTCATTATGTTTTTGCAAACTATACAAGTGGAGGTGCAAATTCACCTGATCCTCATCTCTATTTACTTTCAGATATGGCTTACATATTTGACCTGAGTGGTCTTGGTGGTGCCCATCCTTTTCAAATTGAATCTGGTGGGTCTGCATTGACAACATCAAATGGTGCAGATGGGTTGATACATATTGCTACAAATGGGACAGTATCAACTGGAACATCAGCAAATGCAAAAACTTCTGGTTTGTTGATCTGGAAAGTTCCACACTTTACAGCTGCAAGTACAGGAACCTATACTTATCAATGTACTTCTCATTCAGGTATGCAAGGTGCTATTACCATAAAGACACTTGAAACTATAACATGATATGGAAACTCTTGACCAAATTCTAGGTATTGCTGAAAATGCAGTCACAACAACTCAACCAACAACTCCAGCAATACCCAGACCTCAAACTACGGATGAGGATGAGGATGATTTCAAATACAGTAGAGAAAACCTCTACCACATTATTGAAAGGGGGCAAGATGCCCTTGAAGGTGTACTCAAAGTAGCTCAGGAAACAGACCATCCCAGAGCATATGAGGTTGCAGGACAATTGTTAAAAACCAATGCTGACAATGCAGAGAAGTTGGTCAATTTGCAGACAACCAAAAAGAAAGTTAGAGAAGAATCTGGACCTAAAAATGTCACTAATGCATTGTTTGTAGGTTCTACTACTGAACTTCAGAAACTCATAAAGGGAAAATGAAAACATTCAGAGAATTTACAGAAGAACCATGTTGTGAAGATTGTTACGACCATCAACTACAAGAGGCTGAGTATCAAGGTAAAAAAGTTACTCTGAATGACCCAAAAAGGTCCAGTGATGGTAAAAAGAAATTCTATGTTTACGTCAAGAACGAAAAGGGTAATGTAATCAAGTTAGGATTCGGAGACCCAAACATGGAAATAAAACGAGATGACCCTGCAAGGAGAAAGTCATTTCGTGCAAGACATAATTGTGCAGACCCAGGCCCCAAATACAAAGCAAGGTATTGGAGTTGTTATCAATGGAGAGCAGGAGCAAAGGTAGATAACTAATGAAAACATACAAAGAAATAAAAGAAGCGGTCAGTGCGGCACAACAAGCTGCAATTGCTATTGACATGAAAAAAAAGGGTAAAACACCCAAAGGTGAAGAAACTCTAGATGAGAAAAGTGTTCCTAATAACCCTGAACTTTGGTCCAGAGCAAAAGCACTTGCAAAACAAAAGTTCGATGTTTATCCATCAGCCTATGCAAATGGATGGGCCGCAAAATGGTACAAATCTAAAGGTGGAACTTGGAGTAGTAAATGACCTACGATGAGTTTAGAGAAGACCTACGTAAGTGGTTCAGTAAAGACAATCCTCAAGGTGGGTGGAAACGTATAGGAACAGATGGCTCTGTATTGGGTCCATGTGCTAGAGATGATACGGATGGTGATGGTGACCCAGATGGACCGAAACCAAAATGTATGTCAAATCGTAAAATTCGACAACTTACCAAAAAACAAAGAGCAAATGCAGTAAGACAGAAACGCAAACACGATTCTGACCCAGACCGCAAAGGTAAACCAATCAATGTATCTAACTTTGGAAAAGGTAAGTTATAAGGTCTTTCAATGAAAACATTTAGACAGTTTGTTGAAGTTCCAAGAATCCCCAGAAAGAAGGGACAACCCGCTGGTAGTGACAAACATTCTGACCTTTATACAGATGAAAATCCAAAGGGAACAATTCATGGATTGAAATTTGCAACTGTAAAGGATGCAGAAGCTAGTGTGCGTAAAATAGAGAATAGTGGAAAGAAACACGCACACAAAATACAAGCTGCAATAGCAATGGAACAACGAGCAAGAGTGATGGGAAAGAAAGGTGCTGCAGCTGTATATCGTAGTTACATCGAAAAGATGAAAAAGATTACAAAACAAAAGATGAATGAGGATGTGTCTCGTTCAGATTTAGACCAGATAGAAAAATATGCAGACAAATTGTTTGCAGCTGTAGGGATTGACGTAGAGTTTACTCGACATTTTCTGGATAGGGTAAACGATGAAAGAAACAAAAAACCAATCAATACTGCTGAACTTATTAGATTGTTTAGACTCACTTATAAAAAGTACGGAAAGAAGATTCCAAAAATGGGACCAGATGCTCAAGCCGTTATCCATGACATGGAGACAGATATTAATATGCCTTTTGTTCTTAATGTTGATAAGTCAGGTATGCTTGATATGGTGGCTAAAACAGTAATGAGAAAGAAGGATTTTAAAACTACAAATCCAAAATTGAATGTCTGATAATGTATATCTTGGGAATCCCAATCTCAAGAAAGCGAATGTCCAAATCGAGTTTACGCCGGAGCAAATTCAAGAGTATGCTCGATGTATGGAAGACCCGGCATACTTCATAGAAAACTATATCAAGATAGTAAGTATAGATGAAGGTCTTGTACCATTTGCCCTCTATCCTTTCCAAAGAGATATGGTGCAAACCTTCCATACCAATCGCTTCTCAATTTGTAAACTTCCTAGACAATCGGGTAAATCCACAACAATTATTTCGTATCTTCTACATTACTGTTTGTTCAACGCTTCAGTCAATGTTGCGATTCTTGCGAACAAAGCTGCGGTTGCAAGAGACCTCTTAGGAAGGCTACAACTCGCATACGAGCATCTACCAAAGTGGTTGCAACAAGGGGTTATGTCTTGGAACAAGGGGTCTCTTGAACTTGAAAATGGCTCTAAAATTCTTGCAAGTGCAACATCCTCAAGTGCAGTTCGAGGTGGTTCTTACAACATCATCTTTCTTGATGAGTTTGCATACGTTCCAAATAATATNGCAGANCAGTTCTTCAGTTCAGTCTATCCTACNATTTCCTCTGGTAAAACATCNAAGGTGATGATGGTAAGTACACCACANGGAATGAATATGTTTTACAAGATGTGGAATGATGCAGANAATGGTAGAAACNCTTATGTTCCTATTGAGGTGCATTGGAGTGAGGTTCCAGGCCGTGATGAGAAGTGGAAAGAAGAAACTATTAAGAACACAAGTGAGCAACAATTCAATGTAGAATTTGAATGCGAGTTTCTTGGATCAGTAAACACTTTGATCAATGCAGCTAAATTAAAAACACTATCTCACAATAATCCCACACAAGATAATGCAGGACTCAAGGTATATGAAAAACCTAATCCTGAATCTGGATACGTTTTGATTGCTGATGTATCCAGAGGTATTGCAAGCGATTACTCTGCATTTGTGGTGATGGATGTCTCAGAGGTTCCTTATAGACAAGTTGCAGTTTACAGAGACAATGAAATTAAACCTATGAATTTTCCTCAGATTATTCACAAGGTTGCAACTGCGTATAATCTTGCATACGTGATGGTCGAGATTAATGATATTGGAGCTCAGGTTGCAGATGCATTGCAGTTTGATCTAGAATACGACAATCTCATTATGACTACCATGCATGGTCGAAATGGTCAAATGGCAGGAGGGGGTTTCTCTGGTAAGAAAGCACAGTTAGGTGTAAGAACAACAAAAGCACTTAAAAAAGTGGGTTGCTCGAACTTTAAAACCATGCTAGAAGCAGACAAAATTTTCATACAAGACTTTGACACTATTGTAGAATTGACAACATTTATATCTAAGGGTCAATCCTATGAAGCTGATGAGGGTGCAACTGATGATCTGGTAATGTGTTTGATTCTATTTGGTTGGTTGTCTGATCAGACATACTTCAAAGAACTGACCAATATGGATATTCGTCAGCAACTTTGGAAAGAAAAAGAAGACCTAGTAGATCAAGATATGGCTCCATTCGGTTTCGTATTAGATGGAGTTCATGATGAGTTTGGTTCCAAGATTGGACACACTATAGATGAGTATGGATCAACTTGGTCGCCTGTAGTGCAATCACATAAAGAATGGTTAGAAGATTGGTGATAATTCTATATCATTTTCTATCTTACTTCTACAATTCATACACACAACCTTATTCGTCCTAATCTTTTCCAGTATAGGCTCTCTGAGTTTTTCTCTGAGTCCTTTTGATCTTGAAACGATTCGGATCTCTTGGTTGTCAGGGTAGAAGACCAAGGCACACGTTTCTGATTCCCCACAGTGTACGCATGATTTATCGGCCAAGTATTCGTTAATCCATATATCACGTTTTCTCCTTGCTTTCTTTACTCCCTCTTTGATTGTATTTTTATACTTCTCGTAATGGGTCATAATAACATATTTATGTTATAAAAACCCTTCTGAAGAACCTCAAATGTCTAAATATAGGAGATAACACTTCTAATTTAAGGAGATGGAATGGCGTTTCAAGTTTCACCTGGCGTACAGGTAACAGAAAAAGATTTAACAAACGTAATTCCTGCTGTTGCAACATCCATTGCTGGAATCGTCATGGCCGCACAAAAGGGGCCTGTCGGTGAAATTACTGCAATCTCGTCCGAAGAAGAACTTGCTTCTGTATTCGGTAAACCTCAATCTTCAGGAAATCAATTTGAAGATTGGTTTTGCGCTGCCAACTATTTGGGTTATGGTAATGCATTGAGAGTAGTAAGAGCTGAAGGAAGTGCATTGAAAAATGCTGGAACAAGTGGGACTGCAATTTTGATTAAATCTACTACAGATTATGATAATAATTATAGAGCAAATCAATCAAGTACTGGTGATTATAATGCTCGAACTGCTGGATCATGGGGAAACAGTATTAAAGTTTCTGTATGTCCAAGTGCTACTGAATTTGAACAAACATTCAGTGGTGGTGAAGATACAGCCGGTGTAGTTGAAACTGCACTTAACGGCGGTGCAACATCATTTGTTGCAGACAACAGTGGTGGTTCAGGATACAATGTTGGTGATATCATCAACTTTGGAGAGGCTGATGGAGGTGAATATAAAATCACTGCAATTTCCTCAGACACTATAACCTTTGAAAGATTTGGATCTGCAAATACCGAAGGTGGTATTCGTACTCCGGGCACAGGAGTTATTCCTGATAATCAAGATGTTCGTAGACGATGGGAATTTTATGATCTCTTCACATCTGCCCCAGGCACATCCGATTATGTAAAAGATCGTTCTGGTGTTAATACTGGAGATGAGATGCATATCGTTGTTATTGATGAAGATGGAGAAATTACAGGGACTCCAGGCGAAATTCTGGAGACTTTTGAAGGAGTTTCAAAACTTTCTGATGCTAAAAAGGCAGATGGAAGTACAAACTACTATCGTGATGTTCTGTATAATCAGTCTGCATATATCTACAACATGAATCACCCATCAAGTGGTGGTACAGGTTGGGGTAATGATATTGCAACTCAGGCAGCAACTCTTTTCACTGCTTCTACTCAAAGTATTCAAAATATTAGTTTGACAGGAGGAGTTGATTCTTATGTAATGACATCGGGAGAAAAGAAATCTGGATTTGATCTTATGAAAGATACAGAGACAGTTGAAATTACTCTTCTGATGAATGGTAGAGAAATTGACGACACAAACGGAACAGATGCTATCAATGCAATTGATATGGCAACTGATCGAAAAGATTGTGTTGCATTTGTTTCACCACCAGCAAGTGATGTTGTTGGAGTTTCGAGTGAAGTTACTCAAACTGCAAATGTCAAAGCATTCATGGACAAGATGCCTTCTAGTTCATACGGATTTCTTGACAGTGGGTACAAGTATATGTATGACAAGTACAATGACACGTATCGATACGTTCCATTGAACGGAGATATGGCTGGTCTTTGTGCAAGGACAGATCTTGTTGCAGATTCATGGTTCAGTCCAGGCGGATTCAATCGTGGTCAGGTGAGGGGTGCAGTTAAACTTGCATACAATCCTCAAAAAGCAAACAGGGACATTCTTTATAAAGCAAGAGTGAATCCAGTTTGTTCTTTCCCAGGCCAAGGAACAGTACTGTTTGGTGATAAAACATCACAGTCAAAACCAAGTGCATTTGATAGAATCAATGTACGAAGATTGTTCATTACTCTTGAGAAAGCAATTGCAACTGCTGCTAAATTTCAGTTGTTTGAGTTCAACGATGAGTTCACACGTGCTGGGTTCCGAAATCAAGTCGAGCCTTTCTTGCGTGATGTACAGGGTCGAAGGGGTATTACAGACTTCTTGGTAGTTTGTGATTCAACTAACAACCCAGGCTCAGTCATTGATCGTAACGAGTTTGTTGCTGATATCTTTATCAAACCTGCTCGGTCTATTAACTTTATTTCTCTGAATTTCATTGCCACGAAAACTGGTGTTGCATTCAGTGAAGTAGTTGGGGCGTAAGGAGGAATAAATGGCAAACATTAATGACTTTAAAGCGGTTCTTGCAGGTGGCGGAGCTCGTGCTAATCAGTTCCAAGTCACCATGCCTTTTCCCGGCTATGCTGCACAGGGAGGAGAGACAAGGGTTATGTCTTTTCTTTGCAGAACAACAAACTTGCCAGGGCAAACTTTAGGTGAAGTTCCAGTTCCATTCAGAGGACGAACACTGTATATTGCTGGTGATCGTACTTTTGAAACATGGACAACTACTGTTATGAATGACACTGATTTCTTACTCCGAAATGCTTTTGAGCGTTGGATGAATGGAATCAATGCACTTTCAGACAATAGTGGTTTGGAAAATCCATCCGATTACCAAGTTGATGCATTTGTAGATCAACTGGATCGTGCTGGATCAGTAATTAAGTCCTATACCTTCAGAGGATTGTTCCCTACAACAATAGATAATATTGAATTGGGATACGATACTAATGATGCCGTAGAGGAATTTGCAATAACCTATCGTTATCAGTTTTTTGAATCAAATACTACTACTTAATATTCCGTATAAATATTTACTACGTGAATAATACGGAGCATTATGGCACAGTTATTTGGTTTTCAAATCACTAGGGCTTCAAAGGATAAGGGAGAACTACCAAGTTTTGTTCTCCCTGAACCTGAGTCTGGTGCAACCACTCAAGCTGGATTTTACAGCGAATTTCTGGATTTAGATGCTACTGCAAAAAACGAGTATGAACTTATTCGTAGATAT